TTCAAGGTTTGCATCCGGGTAATCGTTTAGGAATTGCTTCATGTCATAAATCATCGAACGCTCAATGCCTTGCGCTTTCTTTAAGAAGGTAGGGTCTGACTGTGCATCGATTAAGTTCATGCGGCGTGCGAGCTTGTATTTCTCATCATTAATCATTTGCAGCGGTGCGTTGACTAGCACAAAACAAAACGTAGCACGCGGCGCACCTGTGAGCCACATGTATGCTTGGCCCTGCCAAAAGTAGTCTTTGCTAAGGTCGTTTGCTTTTGCATCGTGGAATGTGTAGATGTCCCATGATGATTTGATATCCGGCACATTCACAACTAAATCCGTTTCATCATCTTTGATAAGCAAGTCAGGTGTGCCCTTCACAAAGTCATTAGCAAACATCTGCTCATTCTTGAACACAATTTGCTTGCGTTCACGGCGCCACATGTCGATGGCATCATTCTCAACGGCTAAACCTTTCTCGATATACTTGTTGCTTATCTCTTTGTAACGCTTATACTTCTGCTGCACATAGACCTCCAGCAGTGCGCTCTTTGTTGTTTCACTCAAACCTGTTTTGGTTCGTGCATCGGTCATCAACTTTCCTAGTTGTGACGCTCTAAATAATACTTGTTCCATTTGCTTTTGTGTTATTGATTTGACTGCTAATGTAGCAGAAGTTCGGAAATTCCGAACAACTGCAACATCTTTTAACATTTACACGCCTTCGCTGAATTGACGCATTTCATCCCCGCGATCAATAATGAAGTTACGGCGGTTGTTTAATTCATCATGTACTTGTGCAAGCACTTCGCTACTGCATGCTTTCTGAATGCGTGTGCAATCCATTAGCGTTTCGGCATTGTTGATTAGGTCTAGCACATAGGCCACATCTTTATCGCCGCCCTGTGGTAGCTTACCTTTAAGATTAAACGCCTTGTATATGTCTGCATTCTTGCGGTTAAGGTCACGGCCAAACAACTTACCCAATGAAAGCGCTGCGTTCTTAATGCATTCGGTTTTGAGTTTAGGGAAAGCAAGGTCAAGTGCATTCGGCTTTTTGTTGTCTGCATTCAACGCCCATCGGTTGCGCTCTACGTTGTCAAGGTTTTGTGGTGCGCGGTCAACCATGATGATAATGGACGCTGCCCCCGTGCGGCGGATTTCGTAGCCGCTTATCGGATGTATTGCAATAAGGTCAATGCTGCCTACCACTTCATTTGCCATGCGCTCCCATCTGAAGTTCTCAGTGCGCCAGTGGCCGAAAAACATTTCATCTAGCGTGGTCTCAACGTGTGAGATGACCAGCGTCTGCGCTTTAAGGTCGGGAGTCTTTTCAATCCCGGCTACATCGGGCGTGGCGTTAAGCATCTGCTGGAACTTCTGCAATGCTTCAAGATTGTCTTTGTGAATACTGTTGTTCATGTTATTGATTTTAGAATTTAAAGATACGATTTAATAGCGCATTAAGCAATCATTCAGCTCTTGACAATAGTTAAGAATTGCAAAAACGATTGCGGTGTAGATTAGATACTTGATGACTTTACTTGCTTTCATAGTTTTAATTTTTAAAGGTTAATGCGCGTTACAGTCGCGCCCCTGTTTTGATTAGTACCAGTACTTGTAAAGTAAATCCCAAACTAAGTCATGGTCATTGTTGATGATGTCAAGCTGCTGCTCGGTGGCTACTTCACCTGCAATTAGTGCCTCTGTGATGTAGTAACTTGAGATGTCTGATTTGTGACTGTAACCGTACTGAGTTACTTTGATTTCTTTGAAATTAATTTCTGACATTGCTTTGTGTTTTAGCGTTATTGTTCCACAAATATACAGTGCAATTTCTTGCACCACCAAAAGTAAACTGTTAAAAATTGTTAAAATTTCAATCGGTTACAGATTGTAACCACCTCACGCCCACGAATAGCTGCCGTAGTTCGGGAATAGTTCAAAGTAAACACGCATCATAATTGCGTCTGCATAGTCAGGAGACTTACCATGCATGCGGGCTATCTCGTCTTTACTGATCACTGCAAGTTTGCCGTCTGCTTCAGGTTGTCTACGGCGTATCATATCCAGTTCTTGGATGATGATATCACGGAACTGATTCACTTTGAAGATTACTTTGTTTTGCTCAATCAATTCTGCGAGCTTGAAATAGCATTCCGCTTTTTGATTGATGTATCGGTCTGGTTGCTTTGCACGCCCACCGTTAAGGAAGCCCCGGCACTTGAGGCTATCGACTACGCCACCACCTACACCGTCCTCATCGCATATCACATTGCTCAACTTAATACCTTGTGCCGCGCACAGTTCTTTGATTTTGGATACAACGGTTGTGATGGGTTGCTTTCGCAGTTCGTGTATCTCCATCAGGTGCAATCCATGCCACACGCATATCACACTTCTATCTTTTCCAAGTCGTGCGATGTCGGCACTGATATACTTTTCACCTTTGCTTTCTTCATCCCGGAAGCAGCGCACTAGGTCATCGTACTGATACAGGTTGTCAACTGATTCATCGTATTCCCAATCTCCATACAGCAGCCTTCGCCTGTCTATTTCGGGCAAACGTTCTAGCGTTTCGATATAACTTTCTGGCAGGTGTGGGTTATCGGTCGGCAGCGATGGAATGAATGCTAGATGCTGTGCTAGGTTGTCTGCTTTGTGTGGTGCATAGAACTCATTGTAAAGCCATCCTTTGGACGGATTGCATGTGAGTAGCATCTTCGGTGGCAAATCAAATTCGCGCAGCTTAAAACGAATGCGGCTTTGCAGGATATCTATTGCACGTTTGCTCACCTGTGCGGCCTCGTCTACGTAGGCATCTGTTAATTCTAACCCGCCTAAACTATGGAACTCCGCATCTGATGGGTATGCGAAAAGGTCTTTCAGTATTATTTCACTACCGTTGTTGAACGTGATTACGTGCGTTTGATTGTTGATCGTGTAGTGTTCATTTGGTGCAAGGCCCAGCATGTGCGCTACTTCAAAGAAAGTCTTAAGCGTAGTCTTTTTTAGCGTATCTAATTTGCTACGGCCTATCAGTCCTCTCGTGCCGGGATACTTAAACCTGCGGCTTATCTGCCATGCACAACCAATGAAAGATTTTGAGCCCCCTGCTGCTCCACCGAAAAGCACAACGCGCGCTGGGTGTGAATTACCCAATACGCGCAGTGCTTCGTTTTGTTTCGGTAGGTATTCAATCATTAGAACGGCAAATCGCCTGTGCCTTGTGAATCATCTTCTTGTTGACGTTTCTCCAGCGGCTCGGACATCTTGCCACTAAAGAACTTGCCACTCTTGCCTTCCTTAACCCACGCGGCAAGGCGCATCTTTTTGCCACCTACCATGATTTCACCTGTGTACTGTGGCCCGTTGTTGGCTACGTTGTTGTTCTTGAATAGGGTGAACTGACCCTCTTGCATTTGATAGTTACTCATTGATTTAATTATTGATTATGTTTATATCATCCATCATAAAAGCGATTGTGATGTTGCCTCGCGTGTTGCTAATTTCTGCTATTGTGAATGGTTCTTCATCGATGCTATGGCCGTTGATAAATCCGATGAACACTTCTGTATCATCCGGGTATTGAGCCAGCGCATCCCAAAGTTCACCGATAGTCATAGCCTGTATTCATCTTTGTCTGTGAGTAAAAGTAACTCATCAAAGATAAGACGCATTGCTAAATTATCACTCATTGCAGGTCGCATACTTCGCTTAGCTGTCAACACAAATAGTTTGCGTAGCAGTTCAATCTCGCGGTGTTTATCGTAGTCTTTCATTTGTCAACTCCTTCAATAACAGATGTGATAAAATCTTTTTGCATTTGCAATAAAACTTCTCGTTGTTTATCTCTATGGTAGTGACTTAATTCCCATCCAAAGGTTATTGCGTGTGCCATAGCATTTTCAATCTGCTCCTTCTCCATTGCTTTGGCTATTCTAAAAATTTCACAATCTTCATCATAACCATTGAGTTCGCCAATTAGCCATTCTATTGCAGTTTCTTTTTTCATCTCAGTATTCATTTTGATTTTCAATCAGCTCGCGGTAGCGTTCATATCTATATTCTGTAAATTGAAACGGTTTGTTTTTGTAAAGTCGAAAGCGCTGGTCATTAACCCACTGCGGCAGTTCATCGTACTCACGCATCAACGCAACTTCAAGTTCGGACGGCTTATCGCGTTTGATTTCTTGCACCGGCTCCTGTAACATTTTAGCATCTAATTTTGTTACAACGTCTTTCATCGCTTCATTCATTTGCGGGTGTGCAAAGATTTCGTAGATGTTGTTGGCTTGTGTCTCAGCATTTTTCTTTGCAGTTACATACACCTGCCGCTCCTGGTCATACAAAGGAAACCACGCAAGGATAGTTGCCGGGTCGATACGATTATAGATTGTCCCATATGTACCAATCGCACCACGATCTAAACACAACTGTATATCTTCAAGTGAGTAAAAATATTTCTGCTGCATAATCTGTTCAGCACAAAACTCAATCTGCATACCGTTCATGTTGTTTTGTACGTTCATCAGTTGCGTGCATCGCGTAACGAGCTGCATGATTTTATCTTTGGTTGTCTCTTTGTCAAGCTTCCGTAGGAGACCAATCTGGTCTTGTGTTATCGCGTGCTCGACTGATAGCGACTGCTTCGGCGTAAAGTGCATTAGCTTTTGCAACGCTGTCTGCTGTTGAATTTGATTGTTTGCCATAGGTATTTGTTTTTTGATTTTTAATTTTATCCCATTCCTTGCGCATCCAGTTGCGCACTGTGCTTTGCCAATCCTTCATCGGTGTTTTGCCAACTACCCATCCATTTGAATTGTAGTGATCCATGAAGACGCGAGCGAAATTAACCAACTTATCTTCCGTCATAAAGTTCTTCCCGGTTGCATTGAGTTCGCCCATCAGGTTGTACACATCATTCTCATCAGGCTTGACAAACTTTTTGCGCGTAGTCTTTTTTTCATTTGCATCTTCAACTATAATTTCATTTCTATTTTCATTTTCATTTTCTAAAGGCATTGCCGTGGCATATGCCGTGGTAGATGCCGTGGCATCTGTATCATAGTTTTGATTTTTTCTTTTTTTCCATCCATCAATAGCACGTGTGCGTTGCTTTTCAGCATGGGCTTTACGCTTACCAACTTCTACTTCAAGACGTTGATTAAAAAAAAGACCGGCATCGTCCTGCCGAAACTTTGCCAACACATCTGCCGTGGCATTGCCGCAGCATAGCCGTATCATCTTTTCGGTAAGATGACCTTTCTGATGTT